ATTTTCCTTTATTTTATTAGGTATTCTGTTTTTTTGCCGGAATGCTTTTGCTTTGGGTCCTAATTCTATTGTTGAAGATGATTTTGAGAGTTATACAGTTGGGGTAAAGAATTTAGCCGATCAATCTGACTGGGTTAATATTGCTTATGATGATTTGAGTGTTGTAGATGTAGGATGTCCGGATGATGATAAATGTGTTCAACCTACTATTGATGGGGCTTATGATTATTATTTAGGGGAACCGCATAGTACTGGCGCCTTTTTTCTGGATTTTAATTTTTCTACGACCACTCTGTCATCTTTAGGTACAAGTATTTATCTTTCGTCTGATTCAGCGAATACAGACTATTTGCGTTTGAGGATTGGCTGGGGTAATTTGTCTGAGCATTATCTTTTATTGAATGGTTCTGACCAGGTTGGCGATCAGTTATATGCTTTAATTGATTATCGGATTGAAGTAATGTGGTCCAAAGAGGATAATTATTTTAAAGCTCGGATTATACGGTTGCCTTTGAATGAAAATACTTGGTCGCCTTGGGTATCGTCTACTTATGGAATGACCGGTGTTCCTAAATATTTTTTTATCTATAGTAATCAGCAGTCTACTGGGTCCATTAGGCTTGATGAAATTCAATCTGCCTCTTTGTATGATACTACTAGTCAATATACTGGCTGGGCTAATAATTTCCGCCCTGATTCTGTTCTTTATAGTTCCGGCTTTGATTGTTATATTAATAATACTTGTTATTTGCCAATTAGTTATTCGGAGGATGATGTGGGAGATATAGTGTATTTGATCAGTGATACTGGAGATCCGGAGACTTCCGATATTTTGACTTATACAATTTTGGCTGATAATTCTAACAGGGTTGTGTATTTGCTAGTACCAGCGGAATCAAGTCCGAAAACGGCTTATTATTGTGTCTATAATGGTTCTACCGATGATATTTTTTGTGGTATAAAGATTAATTGGCTGGGAGGCCTTGCCGGTGATGGTGTTTCTACCACTACGCCTAATTTGATTTATTCATTATTCCAAGAGGATCCCTGTGAAGGTGTTGCGACAACGACTTTAATTGGTGAGATTGATTGTGGGTTTAGGAGTTTGGCTAGTTGGTTAATAAAACCCTCGGAAAATTCTTATTCGGCATTACAAAATACTTTGAATGCCGTTGCCAATAATTTTCCTTTTTCTGTTTATAATTCCATAAAAGATACTTTGTCCGAGAGTGCGACTTCTACTGCTACCACTACGCCTGCGATAAGTTTAGGTGCTCTTTCCGGGGGGAAATTTGATGTGGATTTGCCGATTAGTTGGTCCGGGATGTCTGTGGCTGGTGAAATTGTGTATGACATGATTACTTATGTCATTTGGTTTTTTGTATTTTTATATTTTATTGGTCGGATTATAATTCATAGTCATAAAACGGCTTGATCAATATGTTATTAACCGTGTTAATATATGTAGCAGTGGCTTTTCTACAGATATTGAATTCTATCTTGTCGTTGTTTGTTTTTCCTTTGACTTTTTTAGATACGATTAAAGAAATTTTTGTATATATTTTTAGACTTAATGGTATTTTCCCTGTTTTTCAATTATTGTCTGCTTTGTTAGTCATTTTATCGTTTGAGATGATTATTTTGTTAGCTCGTTTGATATCTGGGGCTCTATCTATAATTCGGGGAGGAGGTAAAATGGATATATGAATTTGACCTGTGGATAACTTTATGATATTATTCTTTTAAGAGGGAAAGGGGTTTAGTTTGGCACACAAGCAAAAAGGAGGGGTAATACCCTCCTTTTTGTTTGTATCAATATGCCGTTAAAATATTTTCTTACTTTATTTTTTTATTTTTTTTTAGGTGGGATAACTATGATATATTGTTTCGCTTTTTTTGATTTTCCTTATTATTTTGTTGCTTTTTTTCTTTTTCCTGTTTTTTGTTTTATTTTAGATTATTTTTTCTTTAATATATGATCTATGCTTTTACAGGCAAGACAGGTAGTGGAAAGACATTCCACATGGTGAAACAGGCTTTTAAGCTGTGGAAACAGGGTCGGGATGTGTATAGCAATACTCCTCTATTTTTTAAAGATTTTGTCAGTTCTAGGAAACTTGCTAAATGTGGGAAAGTTGTTTTGTTTGAGGCTATTACCGATATTTTAGAGGTTCGTCATGCTTTAATATTGTTTGACGAAGCGCAGGTTTTATTTGATGCCCAGCACTGGGATAGTTTGCCTCCCGAATTTAAGTATAAATTGCAGCAGCACCGGAAACATTATTTGGATCTTTTTTGTACAACTCAAAATTTAGGAACGATTGATATTAGTTATCGGAGGTTGGTTCAATTTTGGTTCCATCATAAGGATGTTTGGGCTTTGTTTGGTATTCGGAACCCGTCTTTATTTACAATTCATGCTATTGAGCAGAAGGATATAGATTGTTTATATAATAGCGTAGACGATTTGACAGTTCCTAATATTTCTGTTAAATATTTTTTTATTCATAAATGGAAACGGGTCCTGTACACAACGGATTTTGATGTAGGGTTCCACCGTTTCAAAACTATATGGACCATGAACAAGAGCAATCCAGAGAGCCGACTTATGAGCCACTGGATGATAGTTCCGAAAGAGCTATCATTGCAAGACGCGCGAAGGGCTATATCCTCATTGCAGACTTCCCCCTCAAGCCCGAAGAGGTGGAGAAGTTTCAGCAGGAACTAGAGGATTTGTGTAATAAATATTTACGGGTCTAATTATATATATATGGAAACCAATAAAAATAATTTGAGAATTGGAGACGTTATTTCTGTTGAGCAGGCTTGGGAGGATGAAGCTGGACATTATCATGATGCTGATGCAGAGATTATAGCTATCCACAAAGACGGAGAATTGGAACTGGATTTTAATGAAGAGCTTGGAAATAGTAAAGATGTCAGAGAATTTTTGGCTAGAACTGATGGCTATATGGCAAATGATTATAAAAATAAATAAAAAATAAATCTGTGGATATGTTGTGGATAATTTTGATAACTGTGTATTTAATTTCTGCAGTAGTTGTTTTCTATCTTTATAAGAGAGATTGATTTGCTTTGATGTTAGCGAAAAACTTATTAACTGTTGACAAATTTAAAAATTTTGGCTAAAATCAAAGTGCTTTTAATGATTTGCACTTTTATAACTTAAAGGCAGACGCGCCGGCACCGACAGGGCCGGTGCGCGGATGCACTTTTATTTTTAGGGAGGACTGTATTTTAGAATCAATCTTATGACTTATTCAGGTCAAGAAATCTGTGGATATCTTGGGGATTCATGTGAGAATTATGATTTTACGGATATTAACCAAATTACCCAATATGAATTGGTCTATTATCCGTCTATCAGTACCTCTACCCCCTATGAGATCCATGTCCATTCTTATTATATCCCGGTAATGATGTATATTGTTATTGCTATTCCTGTTCTTTTCATTATGAATCGTTTATTCATAGAATTTTCCATTAGATTTAGACGTAATAAGGGTTAATTATGGATTATCAAATTTTATTTTCCTTATATATTTATTTCCTTACATTTATTATAGGATTTTTTGTATTAGCTTTTATTTCGGCTTTTACTTTATTTATTATTAGGTTTTTTAAATCTTTAAAATGAGTTATAGAACTTTTAAAAAACATGGCAGATATAGGAGAGGGCGTATCTCTTCAGATCCGGAAGTTAAGATATATGCTACTGGTTATACTATAAATGGCAAATGGCATTCTCCTTTTTCTCCGCCTTCAGCCGGTACGTTCTGGAGGGGTATATTTCGCTAATATGATGAGCTTTTCTTTATCAACTGCGTTATTGATATTGTTATCTTTGCCTTTCTTTTTTTTGATTGCCATGTCTGTTCTGTATGTAGTTTGGCCTTTGAATAAAAACATTCTTGATTATATTAATTCTTAACCCGCATAAATTATGACAGCTTATGACTTTATGTCGGACTCCATCGCTTCTACGACGTCTGCTCTGGCGGAATTTGTAGGTGAATTTTTAACGGAAGCATGGCCCTGGATCCTTGCCATTTTGGGGGTAATCATAGTGATCGGGTTCTCCTGGAAGTTGGTGCATAGGTTTACAGGCCGATAGATTAAAAAGGAGGGCGCCGGTCCTCCTTTTTTATTATTTATGAAGAAATCAGTGTTTTTTATTTCTATAATAGCAGTTTTTTTTGTGTGTTGTTGGGTGTGGGCTTCTCCGGTTTATTATGACGGTTCGGGTTTGTCTTTTGTTTATTCTACCGACCTTGATTTAGGTACTAAAAATCTATATTTTTCCTCTAATTATAGTACGTCTAATATTAGGGTTGGGTATGAGGCTTTGAGAGATTGGCAGTCTGGGAGTGATTTGATTGCAATTGGTTATCGTTCCGCTTGTAAAGCTACTTCTACTGTTTCTAATAGTATTTTTATCGGCAACTTTTCGGGGCCGTCTTTTACTAGTGGTTCAAATATAAAAAATGATCAAAACTTTGCGATTGGGAATTATTCTTTGTCAAAGGTGCAAACAGGTAGTTCTAATCTTGCCCTTGGTAATTATGCTTTTAAAGTTCTTACAACCGGAAGCCATAATGTAGGAATTGGTAATCAAGCCGGCTATAGTAATACAACCGGGGCTAGGAATATATTTGTCGGGAATTCAGCTGGTTATTATAATACGACCGGTTCTAATAATATCTATGTCGGGTATGGTAATCCTCCTT